GAGCTGCGCACGGAGTACCCGCCCGACGAGTTCGCCAACCTGCTGATGTGCCAGTTCATGGACGATGGCGACAGCCTGTTCACGCTGGCGATGATGCAGCGGTGCATGGTGGACAGTTGGGTCGACTGGAAAGACCTGCAGCCGTTGATGCCGCGTCCTTTCGGCTCGCGTCCGGTTTGGATCGGTTATGACCCTAACGGCGGTGGCGAGGGTGGGGACGGCGTCGGCGTGCTTGTGCTTGCGCCGCCGGCCACGCCTGGCGGCAAGTTCCGCGGGCTGGAGCGGCACCGGCTGAAGGGCATGGACTTCGAAGCGCAATCCAAGTTCATCAAGAAGATCACCCAGCGCTATCACGTGACCGACATCGGCATCGACGTAACCGGCGTGGGCGCGGCGGTGTACCAGCTCGTGAAGCAGTTCTTCCCGACGGTGCGAAAGATCACCTACTCGCCAGAGGTGAAGTCGGCGATGGTCATGAAGGCGCAGAACGTGATCGCCAACGGCCGGCTGGAGTTCGACGCCGGATGGGTCGACCTGGCGCAATCGTTCATGGCGATCAAGCGCACGCTCACCGCCTCGGGCCGCTACGTGAAATACAGCGCCGGGCGCTCCAACGAAATCGGCCACGCGGATCTCGCGTGGGCCTGCATGCACGCTCTTATCAATGAACCGCTGGAAGGCCGAACCGGGGCCAACACCAGTCAGCTGGAGATCTTCTGATGCGCAAGAAAGCCACCACCACCACCGCGCTCGCGGTCAAACAGGACGCACCAGCGCAGCGCGTCGAGGCGTTCACGTTCGGCGACCCGTTGCCGGTGCTGGATGGCCGCGACCTGCTCGACTACATCGAGGCCTGGCGCAACGGCAAGTGGTACGAGCCGCCGGTATCGCTGGATGGCCTGGCGAAATCGTTCCGGTCGACGCCGCACCATTCGAGCGCCATCCAGGTGAAGTGCAACATCCTGACCTCGATGTTCAAGCCGCACCGGCTGATGAGCCGCGAGACCTTCGGCGCGTTCGCCCTCGACTTCCTCATCTTCGGCAGCAGCTACGTCGAGCAGCCGCGGAACCGGCTGGGCCAGCGCATGCCGCTCAAGCACGCGCTGGCCAAGTACATGCGCCGAGGCTGCGATGACTTGGACGTCTATTTCTTCGTGCAGAGCTGGAAGGAACCACACCAGTTCACCAAGGGCTCGGTGTTCCATCTGCGCCAGCCCGACGTGCACCAGGAGATTTACGGCTTGCCCGAGTACCTGTCTGCGCTGCAGAGCGCATGGCTCAACGAGGCCGGCACGCTGTTCCGGCGGAAGTACTACGCCAACGGCTCGCACGCGGGCTACATCCTCTACCTGACCGACCCGTTGTCCGATGAGGACCAGGTCGACGCGATTAGGGACGCGCTGAAAAATAGCAAGGGGCCGGGCAATTTCAAGAACATGTTTGTGTACGCGCCGAACGGGGAAAAGGACGGCATGCAGGTGATCCCGATCAGCGAGGTCGCGGCCAAGGATGAGTTCTTCAACATCAAGAACGTCACCCGCGACGACGTGCTCGCCGCTCACCGCGTGCCGCCACAGCTGCTCGGCCTGGTACCGACCGGCACCACCGGCTTCGGCTCCGTGATCCCCGCCGCGCAGATCTTCGCCATCAACGAACTGCTACCGCTTCAGGCCCGCTTCCAGCAGCTCAACGAATGGATCGGCGAGGAAGTGATCACCTTCGCCCCATACCAGGCCACTCTGCTGGCCGCCAACGGCACCACCAAGGACTGACCCTCCCCTCACCTCGAATAACTGTACCGAAGGCCGCCGCAAGGCGGCTTTTTCGTGCCCGCCTCCCGAAACTGAACGACATTTAACATTTCGTTCACTTTCTGGCGGCAGGACCCCGGTCTGCGCGGTTTACCCCGCCACGCCCGCGGAGCCTTTAGAGGTCATTTTTGACGCAGTTATCCACATTGAACGGCGTCCGCTGGCCGTCCGGGGCCACGGTTGATGCGGGGTTGAGTCAGTGGTGATCGGCGCACGCAGATCGACGCGAGCGGAGCCCTGTGGCGCCAGGTGAAGCCCGGTCTTGCCAGAGTTGGTGGGTCCCCATCGGAAAACGGTAATACAGGTAACTTGCCCCAAAATCGCGTCTAACATGCTGAATTTAATGAAGAAAGTAATTACCTTTGGAAGGTAATTACAGGTAACCTGAAAGGTAATTTTCTGCAAGTGGCTGATTTTTAAGGCGTCTTTTTCTTGGCGAGATTACCTTTTTAGAGGGTAACTAATTACCTATAAATTACCATTTAATTACCTTGATCTTTCTTCCGTATCGTCTTGATCTGTTTAATGTTTCTTGCGCTGAAATTTCGACATTACCTTTATTACCTTTTTCCGAACGGCCCTCACATTTTCCTAGCCAAGTCGACACGTTGAGCCTATTTGGCTGACGCACTCGGGTAACCTCGATCGCACCATCGCCCTCACTCCAGCGTCTGCGCGCAGGTGGTATATGCGGTGGTACAAGCGCCTGATGGCCGCTGTAGCGCACCTGTTATCTCAATGGCTTATCGCCCTGTTCCGGTGGGTGGTGGGCCCACCATCTTGGTGTTTCAGGCGAGCTCAGTGGAGCTCGCCGGAGCACTTTCATGGCGCAGCGGTGCTGGTTTGCAGGGTGTTGGTTGTCTCACGGTGTCGCCGTTGGGCTCACCGCAGCGCGCTCCGGATGGTGGTACTTTTGGTGGTACAAATCGGCGGGGCGGTCGATCTTGTGCGGATGTACCACCAGGAGAGAGCGATGGGCGAGTTGACGGCGGTAGCTGCGCGCAATGCGCGGCCGCGGGAGAAGATGTATCGGCTGGCCGCCGGCAAAGGCCTGTACCTGCAAGTGATGCCCACAGGCGCGAGGTACTGGCGGCTCAAGTATCGCTTCGCCGGCGTGGCCAGGATGATGAGCGTTGGCGTATACCCCGAGGTGAGCCTGGCCGAGGCGCGCGAGGCGCGCGACACGGCGCGCAAGCTGCTGGCCAGCGGCGGTGACCCGAGCATGCAACGTCGCGTCGACAAGCTGGCGCTGGCGGTGGCGGTCGAGAACAGCCTGGAGGCCGTGTGCCGCGCCTGGTACGCCGAGCGCGAGCCGACGTGGACCACAGGTTACGCGCGCGGCGTGCGGCGCCGGCTGGAAATGAACATCTACCCGTGGCTTGGCCGTTTGCCGATCGAGGAAGTCACGTCGGGCATGCTGCTGGTGTGCCTGCAGCGCATTGTCGATCGCGGTGCGACGGAGACCGCGCACCGGACGCTGAACTACCTGGTGGAGATCTACCGCTGGGCCGTGCGTTACAACAAGGTGGCGCACAACGTGGCCGCCGACCTTGAGGGCGCGTTGCCGGCGTCGGTGGGCAAGCACTTCCCCACGCTCACCGACCCCGAACGCATCGGCGAGTTGCTGCGCGCGATCGACCGCTACACCGGGACCTACATCACGCGGTTCGCCCTGAAGCTGGCGCCGCTGGTGTTCACCCGGCCGGGCGAGTTGCGCCAGGCCAGGTGGCCGGAATTCGACCTGGCCGGCGGCACCTGGTCCATGCCAGGAGAGCGCCTGAAAATGGATCTAGCGGAGAAAGCCACGGCCGAACCGCACCTGGTGCCGCTGAGCCGGCAGGCGGTGGCTATCCTGCGCGAGCTGATGCCGCTGACCTACGGCGACGGCACCGGCTACGTGTTCCCTGGCGAAGTCGACTCAAGCCGGCCAATGTCGGATGGCACGGTCAACAAGGCCCTGCACGTGCTCGGCTTCAAGGGTGAGATCGTGCACCACGGCATGCGGCACATGGCCAGCACCGCGCTGAATGAGTTGGGCTGGGACGAAGACGAGATCGAGCGACAGCTGAGCCACAAGCAGAAGAAAAACGCGGTGGAAAAGCAGCTCGGCCGCGCCGACAAAAATCGCATTCGCGGGATCTACAACAAGGCCGAGTATCTGGCCACCCGGCGGAAGATGATGCAGGCGTGGGCCGACTACCTCGACGAGTTGCGCGAGCCCAAGCCTGCCGTGACGATGCGTAAAAAGCGGTCAGCCTGAGTCGCTCTCGACCAGCAGATGCAGCAGGTGGTCGGCGGTCTGCTGCAGGTCGGTGGCGATCACGTCGAGCAGTTGGTGGACCTCGTCGGCGGTGATCGACCGCTCACGCATGGCGGCAGCGATCGCCACGCCGGCGCCGCTGATGGCGGCGACCCGCAGGCGTATACGTTCAGCGGATCGGATGGCTTCGGTGTTGTTGTTGTGCATGGTTCTCTCTGTAGGCATGGATGCTAGATCGATCACCTGGCCTGCATCGCACGCCCCCCGAGAACCGTCCGCACGTCGATTATTGCCGCCGTGCCGTGTCGGCCGGTGACACCCGGATCATGTCCGGTTAGGGCGCTTAAAAGTAGACGACCTTTAGGCCAGTAGAGCCAAAGATAGAGGCCGCCTAACGTGGCGGCATGAAGAAACTGACCGTGGCCCAGATCGTCGGGCAGACCATGCGCGCGCACCGCACCCAGCTTGGCCTCAGCCAGGACGATTTTGCCGACGTCATCGACATGCACCGCGGCTACTACTCCGCCATCGAGCGCGGGGAAAAGAACATCACCCTGAACACCCTGCGACGCGTTGCCGCAGGGCTGGGCGTGCCCATGGCCGCGCTGCTGACCGGCGCCGACGACTGACGTCACGTGTAGGAACCGATCAGCCTCGTTTATTGGTCACGACGGCCTGCCCCTTGTCGCCGATTTGGAGGCAAAGTCGTGATAGATACCCTCCGCCGTAATCAACGCGCCATTGGTCGCTAGGTTCCTTCTCACCAGCCAAAAACACCACAGTTCCATGCTCGCCGTCCGGGTGCTGGATGGTGTCGCCTTCGCTTATTTCCGCCCCTTTGTAGTCGGGCCACGGTGCCTTTTTCATCGTCTCTAGCCTTGGTCGGGTGTCGGTTATAGCCATTCTGCCCGGGATCTCCACTGCGCCCGCATGTCCTCGCGCAGTTGGTCGGCGGCCGCCTGGCCGCGCTTGGACGTCACGCGGCGCATGAGTTCGTCCACCTTTTCCCGGGTGGTGTAGCCCTCGCGCAGGCGGGCGCGTGCCTCCATCACGCGCCGCTGCTGTTCCTGTTGTTCCTGGTCGATCGGTTGCATGGGTCATGGATCCTAGTCTGGCGCTGCCAAAAAGACGCCGTTGACGGAAACACCCCGATAAATCGGGGGTGTTTCAGCTTGCCGCCTACGTCGCCTGTCCCGGCAACGCGATCGCCACTGCCACTGGCCGCACCCAGATCGGCATGCTGTCGAGGAAGAACGTCTGGCCGCTCCATGCGGCGAGCAGGGTGCGGGCCATGACGCAGGCAATGGCTTCGGCGGCCGCCGGCGGTACGGCGTTGCCGATGCGTTCTCGCCACGCCTGGTCGCTGAGGCCGTCCAGCTCGAGCTGGGTTTCCGGATCGACCAGCGACTGCAAGGAAGCTAGCTCGAAGGTGGTGAACGGTCGGTGCCACGTGCCGTCGACGGCACGGATCATCGCCTGCACCTTGTCGCGTGCCGCCGGCATGCGCGGATCGGCGACCGACCAGTGGCCGTTGTCGTGGCAGGCCGAGCCGGTGACGGCGTAGCTGCTGGCGTCGTACGGCACCACGCCGTAGTGGCCGCCGGTGAGGTAGTGGCCCGCTGAGCGGTCGATGCGCGGCCGTGGATCGGCGACGGCGAACGCCCCCTGCCCGGTGGTGCTGCCGCTGATGACCGTGCCGCTGGCGTCGGTGTAGCGCGTCACGGCGTATTTCGCGAACACTTGGCCAGGCTGGCGAGGATCGGCAACGCACTGACCCGTTCCATGCGCGCCGGTGACGGCACCGGCCTCACGTTGCCAAGGAACGATGCGGAACTCGTTGTTGTGTTTCGCGGGTCCGCAGTGGCGAGGGTCTGCTACTGCGAACGTACCTTGCCCCGGCGACTTCACGCCGATGATCGCGCCCGAGGTGTCGCCCCACTTGCGCACGCCGTACTGGCCGTAGCTGTTTCCGCCGCTGACGAAGCGCGGATCGGCCACCGCAAAGTTGCCATTGCCCGGCCGCGATGCGCCGGCCACCGTGCCGCTCGGCTCGTCCCAGCGCTGCACGCCGAGCACGCCATTGTTCCAGTTCGCCTCCGGCACGATGCCGTAGTCCGCCAGCACGCCGTCGACCACGCGCAGCCTCTGCAGCGAACGCCAGTCGCTGCCCGCCTCCACGAAGGCAAGGCGCAGCCACGTCTTCCACTGCAGCGCCGGCAGCCGGTGCATGGGGCCGTCGCGTTCGACGTCGCCCGGCAGGGGGCAGCGATCGAGCACGGTGCCCACCGCCTGCAGCGGCCGGCACTGCGGCTCGTACAGGAACGGCGGCACCTTGGCCTGGTGGCGCGCGACCATGAGGAAGCGCTTGCGGCTCTGCGCGAGGCCGCCCAGCTCGCCGCAGTCGTGGGTGGTCTCGGCCACCGCGTAGCCGTAGTGGCGCAGCATGCTGGTGAGCTGGTCGAGCAAGTGGCGGCCGCGCGTGGCGATGCGCGGCACGTTTTCCAGCAGGAAGAA